TGTCATCTGTGGGCGCGAGCGACGCCGTTGTCACGGCGGACATATATCGGGGCTCGACCGCCTATCACCTCGCCAAGAGTCTGACTGTGCCGCTGGGGTCATCGATCGCGATCGTCGCCAAAGAAAATCCAGTGTACCTCGAAGAAGGCGACTCGATCAGGCTTTCGGCAGTCAGTGCAGGCTCGGCTCAGGGCATCTGCTCGTACGAGGACATCTCCTGATGCGTGGCAAGTTCGCCGGAAGAACAGGTCTCAAGACCGCAACGCTCACCGGAAGCGTGACCGGGGTCTTTAGCCTCGGTGAGGTTGCTGAGACCAAACTCAAGGGCAGGTCTTGGCCTGACACGCACACGCAGCCTGTCCAGCCGCCTGCCCCTTCCAGCGGCGGCGTCGGCATTTTCTTTCACTCGCCTGCCCATGTCAGGCCGTCCGGGCCGGTTTTTGTCAGCGGAGGAACGCTCTCGTGAGTCTTGCACACTCGAATTGGCGATACGTCGGATCGCAGGCTTTTTCAGTGTCGTCGGTGGCCGGCGTGATGGACGCTCTCCATACGCTCGGGACGAAAAACCAATACGCCAACGCCACCACTCGAACTGTCGGCTCTGGGTCGGCCGGAACTTGGACGAAGGTGCAGGTGGCAGGCACCACGGAGTGTGTCTACGTCACGCCAGTCACGTCGCCTCTCTCGCATCGCATTATGTTCGGCGGCACGTCATACACGCCGACGCCTTCCCCGACGATGCGGACGCCCGATTCCTATGCGGCGAACACGCTCATGGTCAACGTCGTGAAGAACGCGGGGGCGTTCGCGTCGTGGAACGCCGCGGCCCCCTTCACGTCTGGCGAAAACTTCGGCTTCTGGAAGTTGTGGCCGACGACGGCAGGTGCGGGCAACGTCTACCTGTGGGAGTCCAAGGACTCTGTCGCCGTGCTGATCAACACCTCGTCGGGCACGACGTATGGGTGCATTGCCGGAGCGATCATCGACTCCGAGTCGAGCGACACGACAGTGGACTCAGAGACAGACGGTGCTCTCTATGGCATCGTGACGAGCGGGACGACGGCTATTAGCACGGCGTTCTGGACTGGTCAGGGCCAATTCAGTGCCGTGTTTCTTGGGCACTCAGGAAGCGACACGCAGCCGCACGCCGGAGTGTTCTCGCCTGCGTCCTCGACAGTCATCAATATCTCGCCGACGCAGCAGTTTGTTGCTTCGCCGTCGTCGACCGGGCTCAAGACTCGCTCCGGGAGGTTCGCGAGAACAGCGATCATCATGCGTTCAGCGTCGCCGGACAACTACATCGGCAGGCTCCGAGAAATCTACGCCTACTCTGACGCTCAGGCCCCGGCCGTGCAGTCTGACGGAGCCTCGACGATTGGATACGTGTTCGCTGGGTCCACAACATCGATGGTTGACTCGATCTTGCTGGAGCACTGATGTCAGTCATTCTTCCAAACGTATCGCCCATCAACGTCACCGTGTCTGGTGGCATCGGCCCGGCGATCATCGTCGATGGCTCGGCGACGAACATCGTTGGCGTCATTGGCGTCAATCCATTCATCGCCGGTGCGAACATCTCGATCGCCACGTCGAGTCTTGGGATCACGATCTCGTCGGCGAATCCTCCTGTCAGCCTTGTGCAGGGCAGGACGGGCAACGTCGTGCTCAGTCTCGCCGACCTGACGGCAGCCCCGGCAGTCCATACGCACTCGACCAGCGAAGTCAGTGGTCTCACGACAGCGATCGTCTCAAACTCGCCCGTGTCGAGCGTGCAGGGCAAGGTCGGCGCTGTGGTGCTTGGAATAGCCGACCTGACGGCCGCTGCCAGCGTTCACACGCACTCGACAACTGACGTGAGCGGCCTGACGGCTGCGATCGCAGTCAATGCCCCTGTCTCTAGCGTACAGGGCAAAGTCGGCGCTGTAGTGCTCGGCGTCTCGGACCTGACTGCCGCGGCTACTATCCATACGCACTCGACGAGTGATGTGAGCGGGCTGACGACTGCAATCGTCGCGAACTCGCCTGTATCGAGCGTGCAGGGGAAGGTCGGCGTTGTAGTTCTCGGCGTCTCAGACCTGACGGCTGCCCCCGCTGTTCACACGCACTCGACTAGCGAAGTGAGCGGGCTCACGACAGCGATCGTCTCGAACTCGCCTGTATCGAGCGTGCAGGGCAAAGTCGGCACTGTCGTCCTCAGCATCGCAGACATCACTGCCGCAGCCGCCGTCCACACACACTCCACGAGTGATGTGAGCGGCCTGACGACCGCAATCGTCGCGAACTCGCCAGTGTCGAGCGTGCAGGGGAAGGTCGGCGTGGTTGTGCTCGGGGCCACAGACCTGACTGCCGCGGCAGCCGTCCATACGCACTCCACGAGTGATGTGAGCGGGCTGACGACTGCAATCGTCGCGAACTCGCCTGTATCCAGTGTGCAAGGGAAGACTGGCGTCGTCGTCCTCGGCGTCGTTGATCTGACGGCCGCCCCCGCAGTTCACACTCATTCCACGAGCGACGTGAGCGGGCTGGCGACTGCAATCGCCGCGAACTCTCCCGTCGTCAGCGTGCAAGGGAGGACAGGTCAGGTCGTCGTCAGCGTTGCAGACCTGTCGGCGGCGAGCGTGTCGCACACGCACTCGACGGCTGACGTGAGCGGCCTAACGGCCGTCGCCAACGTCGTGAGCGTCAACGGGATCACAGGCACTCCCGTCGTGGTCGCCGGGCAGGGAATCACAGTCAGCACGAGTGGCTCGAACATCCAGATCGCAGCCGGCGACGGCCTGCCGCAGCAGGGCGGCAACGCGAATCGACTGCTCTCGACAGACGGCACCGCGGCGACGTGGGTGACGCGATATAGCGTCGTCGACCCTGTGCTCGTGCAAGGCGGCGGCATCACGCTGACTCGTGACACGACGTCCGGCAGCATCACGATCGAGGCGGCCGGCGGCACGTCTGGAGTGAGCGTCGGGAGCAGCACTCCTCTTCCGCTTGGCGTGGCAGCGGCTGGCACGTCGAGTTTCGCTTCTCGGGAAGACCACGTTCACGAAATCCCGACGATCTCCGACATCACGGCGGCGGCGGCAGTTCATACGCACTCGACCACTGACGTGAGCGGCCTGACAGCCGCAATCGCCGCGAACTCTCCTGTGTCCAGCGTGCAGGGGAAGGTCGGGACTGTCGTCCTCAGCGTGGCAGACCTGACAGCTGCTCCGGCAGTCCATACGCACTCGACGTCTGACGTGAGCGGGCTCGTGTACGTCTCGTCGCTCAACGGCCAGACAGGCTCGCTGAGCGTCGTTGCGGGCTCGAACATCACCGTGTCGACATCTGCCGGCTCGATCGCCATCTCTGGCGAGAACAATGTCGTATCGGTCAATGGCAAGACAGGCGTCGTCGTCCTGAACAATGTCGACGTCTCTGCCGCCAGTACGTCGCACACGCACCTCGCCGCCAGCGTCACAGACCTCACGAACGTCGCAAACGTGGTCTCGGTCAACGGGCTCACGGGGGCCGTCACGATCTCGACATCAGGAGGAGGCGGCGCCGCTTCTATTGGCACGAAGTCTCCAAGCAGCAACCCGAGCAACGATTACGACGCAGGGACGACAGACGTCGTGCGTGTCGACCCGACTACGGGCTTGACCATCACGGGCCTTGCCGGCGGCGTGTCTGGCGTCGTGAAACTGCTCGTCAACGTCAGCACGCACAACGTGCTCCTGAGTTCGTCGAACACGAACAGCAACTCGACGAACAGGTTTTTGTTCACGGGCTCCGACAGAGTCTTGTCCGAGAACGACTCTGCGTCGACGTTCTACGACAGCACGAGCCAGCGATGGAGACTCATCGCCGACGAGCCGGCCGCCCCGCCATATCACTGGGCGACAGTGACGGCGACGAGCACGCTTAACAACTACTCGCCGGGCACGGCCACCGTGCTGAGAGTCGTCGCCAGTGGCGGCAACAGATTCATCAGCGGCTTCTCGGGCGGCGGGCCAAACAAGGCCCTGCGAGTCATCAATATCTCGACAAACAACCTGACCCTGTATCACGAGAGCAGCAGCAGCGATGCGGCCAACAGGCTCTTGCTCGACGCGGGGACCGACAGGGCTCTCCAAGAGAACGACCAAGCAGAACTTCTGTACGACCCGATCTCGTCGCGATGGAGAGTGACGCCATGCTGCGGCGTCAGCAGTTGATCGGCAGCAGGCTTCGCAGGATATGCGAGCGACTCACGAAGTCTCGCCTGACTGGCAAGACGCTCGAAGCACGAATCCGCGTCGCCGACTCTGGAAACTCGGACGAGAGGCTCTCGTCGTGGGTTATCGAAGAGGCCTCCAAGCGAGGCTTCTCGATCGGCAATGACACGGCAGAACGCCTCATCTCAGCCGCGAGCCGCAGGCGAGGCGGCGGCTACTGGCAGGCAACGCGTGGAGACCTCGACGTTGTCATGTGCCACTACAACCCGGCCGGATGGAAGACGACGCCGGTGCTCCTGTACGAGACATGCAAGTCCGTGATCGAGGCGGGCCTGAGGCCAGTCGTCGTGCAGGTGACGCTCCCGGGGCAAAAGCCGGCCGAACTTCCGCCCGGTGCTGAGTGTGTCCTGTTCGAGAGCGACTCTGTGCTCTTCTTGAAGGAAAACGTCTGGAACATAGCGGCGAGAATGGGCTCTCGCAGCAAAATCCTGTTCCTTGACGCTGACATCTTCTTCACTCGCCGCGACGTCTTCGACGCAATCAGCGAATCGCTCGAATCTCACGACGTCATCCAGCCATTCACGAACGCCGCGTGGCTCTCTCGGGACGGAAGAATCGAACTCACGAGAGAGCCCTCTGTGTTCGCCATCGAGAAAGGCGAGCAGCCGCTTCTCGGACGATACCACCCGGGCTTCGCGTGGGGTATGACTCGCGACTTTTTCAATCGCTGCGGTGGCTTTTACGAGCGGCATCCACTTGGCGGCGGCGATGCGGCGTTTGTCTTCGCCATGACGCCGGGCGTGCCGAGACTTCCCAAGAGCGATAGCCACGCGTTTTCCGAGACTGATTCGTACAAGTCTTACAGAGCACACATGCTGTCACTCAAAGCAAGAGTCGGTCATGTGTCGGGAACTGTGTATCACAGGTGGCACGGGACAAGAGAAAATAGAAAATACGAGGAGCGATACAAGTTCATGCCGCCAATGCAAGGCGGCGAGTACCCGTTGATGCATAGAGAAGACGGACTTCTCGTGTGGAGCACGCGAGAGAGCAGCGATCTCGCTATGAAGTACTTTCTCGCAAGGCACGAGGACGGCTAATGCCAGAATACACAGCCGACTGGTTCTCTTACTCGATACCTGTCTGGGAGAAGGTCGTCCTGCCGCGGCTGCCGTCAGGCACTCGCAAGTTCCTCGAACTGGGCTCTCACGAGGGGAGGTCTGCCGTATGGTTCCTCGAACATGCCATGCGGCCCGGAGACGAACTGACGTGCGTCGACATGTGGAAAAGCGAGCCCGTGGAGAGGCGATTCGCGGGCAACGTCAATGGGCGTGCTCGCGCGGTTAAGAGCGACATCACCGAGGCGTTGCTCGGGCTCGTGTCACAGCGAGAGAAGTTCGACTGCGTCTACATCGACGGGAATCACGACGGTCGTGTCGTGCTCGAAAACGCGGTGCTCGCGTGGATGGTGTTGTCGGTCGGTGGAGTCTTGGTGTTTGACGACTACCGATACAAAATCCCAGTCGAGTACTCGATCGGCGCGATCGACACGCACTTCGGAATCGACGCGTTTCTGTCCTGCTACTGCCTGAGAATGCAAGTCCTTCACCGTACGGCACAGGTCGCCGTGCTCAAGACGAGGTAGAGCCCATGATCCACATGCTGCTCCTGAGAGGTTCGAGGGAAGAGTCTCCAGCCGGCACGCCACAGAACAGAGTGACAACAACTGCCTCCGGGTGGTCTGGGAGCGGCGTTGTCGGCGACGAGATGACTGGCTCGGCGACATCCGACATTACCTTCACCGCCATGGAGTCCGGAACTTTCAATGTGTACGGGCAACTCGAAGGGGTGTTCTCTTCCAGCGTGAAACGTAACGGCAGCATGGTGTACACCACACTGGACGAACGCCTAGAAACAGCCATCTCGGTCGGTTACGGCGACTCGATCCGAATTGAGTCGTACGGCGAGTTCCAAGCAGGCGAACTCCTCGTCTGGATCGTCTGATGCCCAAGCGACTTGAGTTCCATCGCGCGAAGAAGCCCCGGTATCGCGAGGCGAGGCCCTCGTCGTACGTCCGAGGGTATGGAGGGCCCGAATGGTCGTCGCTCCGACGTCAGGTGCTCGTCAGGGACGCTTGGCAATGTAGGCACTGTGGGAAGATTTGCGAAGATAGTGGAGATGCGCAAGTTGACCACGTCTTGGCAAAACGGGCAGGTGGGGCAGACTCACTGGACAACCTACAGACCCTCTGTAGGAGGTGCCATGGGAAGAAGACAAAACGCGATCTGAGGGCCCCAGCGTGCCCTGAGAAGCCTGATCAGGTTGATGGGAGTGTCGAGGTAGCCTGAAAAAATCGGGGTGCTAGAACTCAAATAATGAAGGGACCAAAGGGACCAAAGGATTTTGAGCGATCTGGTATCTCCTAAGTCATTGCCAGCATTGGACTTAAGTGCTGTGGGACCAAAAAACCACGCATGCGCGTACACACGCGTAGGCGTGCGCACGAGTGGTCCCCGGTCCCAGAGGCATTTTCGTGACGTAAGTCGTTATCTGACAAGGACTTATGGGGGACCAAAATCGAAATCCAAATTTGGTCCCGCTGGTCCCTGTCATCGCTCTGACAGAAATCTGTCACACACCCTCGATTTCCCGGGAAACACAAACCTCCGAAGCAACGCACGCGCGCGGGCAGGCATGCACTCGCGCCTGTGCGTGTGAGGGCAAGGGTCGAGAGTGCCAGTCGCGACACCAGAGGACGCTTGTAAGAAAAACGCGCGCTTTTTCTTACAAGCAAGGTCGATGCGTGCAGAACCTCGAAGGTGCTGCAACCTCGAAGTCTCTCGCCCCAGTCATATCGAAAACAAAGCGCGAAACGTCGACTTTTCGATATGCGTTGGGAACTTTACGTCGCCACCTCGACGCCTGAGAATGCATATGGCGACCCACCCCCGGGGAGTGTCGGTTTTTCCGGGGGTTTCAAACGCAAGCCCCACGCTGCGCGACAGCGTGAACGCCCGCAGAATTTTGGGGTAGGGGTTTCGAGGCCAAAAACAGGCAAAATGGGACGACACCCGACTCCGACGTCGCTCAAGGTTCTTCGCGGCAACCCGGGCCAGCGCCCGCTGAACGCCGACGAGCCGCAGCCGCCGCCCGCTGACCCCAACCCGCCGGCTGGCCTTGCCGGAATCGCGCTCGACAAGTGGGACGAGATGGTCGACCTGCTCTCGAAGATGGGCGTGTTCACGCAGGCTGATCGGCAGCCGCTTCAACGCTACTGCCTGATGTACGAGCAGTGGCTCGCGCTCGAAGCGCACTGCAAGGAACATGGTTGGACGCAGGTGACACAGACTGGCTACAGCCAGATCACCGCGGAGGCCACGCTGATCAAATCTCTTCGGGCCGACATGCTCGCGATCGAGCGACAGTTCGGCATGACACCCGCCGCACGCTCCTCGATCAAGGCTCCCGGTGCCTCTGCCCCCGAAAATCCTCTTGCCGCGTATATCTCGCGACGAGGCGGTTGAACAAGGCGAGCCGTTCTACTTCGACGAGACCAAGGCCGCGCACGCGGTCGGGTTCTTCGAGAAGTTTCTGATCCACTCGAAGGGTCGCTTCGCCGGCAAGCCGTTCACGCTGCTGCCGTGGCAGAAGCATGACGTCATCGAGGAACTCTTCGGGTGGATGCGAACTGACTCCGACACGCGAAAGTATCGTGTCGGGTACATCGAGGTGCCGAAGAAAAACGGCAAGTCGACCCTCCTCTCCGGCATCGGCCTCTACATGCTCGTCGCAGACGGCGAGCCATCGGCCGAGTGCTTCGGTGCTGCAAACTCGCGAGATCAGGCGAGCATCGTCTACAAGCAAATGAAGGAGTTGGTACAGGCGAGCCCGTACCTGTCGTCGATGCTGGAGATCGTCGACTCTCGCAAGACGATCGCCTGCGTCCCGACAAACTCTTTCTGGCGGGTGATCTCGTCGGACGCCGGCCGTCAGGAAGGCTTGAACATCCACTCGCTCTGTTATGACGAGATACATCAGAGCCGCGACCGGGCCCTATGGGACGCCGTCCGCTACGGTTCGATTTCTCGAAGTCAGGGCCTCGTGCTCGCCATTACAACAGCCGGCATCGACCGAGACTCGATCGGCTACGAACTGCATGATCAGGCGATCAAGGTCATGGAAGACCCGTCGTACGACTCGCAGTTTTTCGCATACGTCCGCGCGGCCTCCCCGGACGACGACTACAGGAGTCCGAGCGTCTGGCGTGCCGCGAATCCGTCGTTCGGTGTCACGATGGACGAGGAGACTTTCAAAGCCGACGTGCTGGAAGCCGAGCGGTCTGGCGGCTCGAAACTCGCCGGCTTCTTGAGATACCGCCTCAACGTCTGGGTGCACGGCGAAAACAAGTTCGTGAACTTGACCCAGTGGGAGAAGTGCAAGGGCAAGTCGGGACACCTCGACAAGTCTCGCGTCTGGTACTGCGGGCTCGACCTCGCCCAGACATGGGACGTCAACGCGTTGGTGGCGGTCTCGAAGGCCCACGACGACGTCTACGACTGCCTGTTCAAGTTCTGGATACCAGCCGACAACGCGCACCAGCGAAAAGAAGAAGTGCCGTACACGGTGTGGGCGAAAGACGCGTCGACAGGCTTGGTGATGACGCCGGGAGATACGTGCGACTACGAGTTCATCAAGCGAGACATCCTCGCGTTCGCGAAGGAGCGTCAGGTCGCGAAGATTCTCTGCGACCCACACAACGCCCATTACCTGACGCAACAACTTCAGGCGGAAGGCCTGACCGTGCTAGGCTTTTCACAGTCGTTCGCCTCGATGAACTCGTCGACGCGTCTGCTCGAAACATTGATCAGTCAGGGCCGGCTGAGGACTCAAGACAACCCGATCATCAACTGGATGGCCGGCAACGCGGTGACGAAGACGTCGGCCGAGGGGTACATCAAGGTCGTGAAGCCATCCAGCACAAGCCCTGCCCGAGTTGACGGCATCGTCGCGCTCGTCATGGCACTTGCCGGGGCCAGCGACGCCGAGGCCGCCGCTAAGACTCCCGAGCCGGAGATTCTCGTGCTATGAGCGAAGAGCGGGTCTTGTCCGACATTGTCTGGACACCGGAACGCGGGCACGCGGAGCCCGAGATTCGCTCCATGTACTGGAACAATCTTCTCTTCGGAGAAGACGGCTTCACTGGCAAGACGCAGACGTCTGCCGACATCCGGATCACGCCGGACACGGCCCTCCAGAGCACTGTCGTGCTCGCCGCGTGTCGCATTCTGGCCGAGACCATCGCGGCCATGCCTCTGCATGTCTATCGCCGCACCAAGGACGGGTACAAGGAACTCGCCTCGGACATTCCTCTGTACAAGGTCTTGTCGTTCGCGCCGAACGAATGGCAGACCAAGTTCGAGTTCTTCGAGCAGATGGTTATGAACCTTACCCTTTGGGGTAATTCTTATAGCCGCATTCGATCGGGAAGGTACGGAGCCGTGTCAGCGCTCGACAATCTTCACCCGTCGAACATGGACGTGGAGCGGCTGGAGAACGGCCGGCTGCGGTATTCGTACATGAATCCCGAGAACGGCCACGCCGAGAAATACACTCAGGACGACATCATGCACGTCCGGTGGACTCCGGAGCCGGACGGCATCAAGGGCATGGTCCCGGTGGAGATCGCCCGCGAGGCGATCGCGCTCGCGAGAGCCTGCGAGATTCACGCCGGCAGGTTCTGGGCGAACTCCGCTCGCCCGGGGATCGTGCTTCAGACGGACAGTTCGCTTTCTCCGGAGGCGGCCGAGCGTCTTCGTGACAACTGGGAGAGGATTCACAGGGGCGTTGACCGAGCGAGCCGAACGGCGATCCTCACTAATGGACTGCGAGTCGAGCAGGTCGGCTTCAATGCGGAGCAGAGTCAGTACGAGTCCACGCGACGCTTCCAGTCCGAGGAGATCGCGAGGGTCTACAGGTTGCCTCTTTCGCTGATTCAGGGCCAGTCGTCCGGCAGCATCGAGGAGAACGGACAAGAGTTCGTCACGTACACGCTCGTGCCGTGGCTGCGTCGAATCGAGAGCGCGATCTCCCGCAGCCTGATCTACAACGACGACGTGTTCTTCGCTGAGTTCGACACTCGCGGCCTGATGCGAGGTAACTCGAACGCGCGTGCCGCGTTTTATTCCACGATGCTCAACCTCGGACTGATGACGCACAACGAGTGCCGCAGGGCCGAGAATCTGCCGCCCATGGGCGAGATCGGCGATCATCATCTGGTCGCGATGAACCTTCAGCCGATCGAGGAGGCACTCAAGCCCAAGGAGCAGCCCGGCGGCATGCCCGGTATGCCCGGACCCCCGCCAGAGGCCGCAGGTGGCGTGCCGAGCCTGCCCGGGGTCAAGACTGGCAAGACTCCGATGGAGTCTGAGCAAGGCGAGCCGTCCGAGAAGAAGGCCGAGCCGCTCGTCGAGTACGCGAAGGGCAAGTTTGGTCGCGTCAAGCATGTGATGGAGCAAGGCACGCTCGATCTAAAGTCGGGCGAGAAGATCGAGGTCGAGCCCGGCAAGCCGCTCGCTCTCGTCGTCGACGAGGAGACGGGTGACGAGGTTGGCATCGAGGCGTCGAAACTCAAGCCGGCGGAGGAGAAGCCAGCGGTCGAGGAGAGCCGAGGGCTCACGCCGCAGAGCGAGGCGCTCTACAAGGCTCAGGAGGAGATCGCGAGGAAGCAAGGCCGGTGGACGCAGGTCGACGCTCACTACTCGCCTCGTTCGCCGTTCGCGAATCGCGGAATGGTGTGCCGCAATTGCGTGTACTACGAGGAAGGCGGCGCGTGCGAGATCGTCAAGGGCGGAATCAATCCGGACGGCATCTGCAAACTGTGGGTGATTCCCTCGGAGAAACTCATCGAGGCGAGGTCTCCGGAAGAAACAGAGCAGCGAGTCTTCGGCGACAACTGCGGGCGAGACGACGGCGGCCGGTTCGGGCCGAAGAATCAGTGTCAGGCTGATGGCACAGGCGGCGGCGGTGCCGTTGCCTCCGAGAAGCCACCCTCTGCGACGAAGACACCATCGCGACGCGTCAGCGGCGACGACGTCGAGAAACTGCTCGACAAAATCTCGCAGAACCCAGATGGCTTCACGCTTGACCCGAGTTCCGCCGAGTCGCCGTCGGACGGAATCATGGTCAGCGAGTTCCAGAACGACAGCAGACGGTCGTTACAGATCAAGGCCAGCGAGATCAGCACGAGAGAAGGACGCGACGCATTCGCGTCGTGGCTCAGCGATAACGAAGACGTGCTCGACAATGCCGATCGGTACGTTGGCGGCTGGCGAGCAGGAGACGATTTCTACATCGACATTGCCACAAGGTTTTCGCCCGACAGGGCCGAGGATGCCCTCGAAACCGGACGCAAGGCCGGGCAACTCGCCGTGTTCAACCTCGGAACTTTCAAGGAGACTTGGGTCCAGTACGAGAGCGGCGACTCGCGGAAGCCGGACAACTGGGACCGCGGTTTCGCTCGCGCGAGGAAAGACGCTCAGGTCAGTCAGGTCTATGGCGACGGCCCTGATCTGCAAGAGGCAGACAACGCTGCCGAGTTGTCAAAGCACGGCAAAAAGACCGTCCGAGCGTATAATCCCGCCGAGGAGAATGAGCATGAGCAGCGATCCGCAGCGGTTCGACGTGCCGATGGCGAAGAGGACGTTGCTGGAGAAGTACCGCGCGATGCGGGCGTACTTCGAGCGAGTGGCGAAGAGTCAGGGCGAGAGCCTCGATCCGAGTTGGTACGAGGACGGCCCGGACCAGATGCCGCAACTCTACAAAGATCAGAAGCCGTCTCCCGAATGATCTCGTCCGCCGAGGCGGCATGCCGCGATCATCTTGGGGGCTACTTCCCTCGCGTCGAGTGCCGTGACATTGGCGATGCTTACGCCGTGTATTCGCCAGACGACGACACGCTCTATGTGTCACCGGAAGCCGGTGAGCCCGATGATTCCGACGGTTGGACTTCGAGCGGCAACCCCCTTCTCCACGAGGCGTGCCACAGGCTTCACTACCAGTCAGACCCTGAGTCATACCGAAAGTCTGAACTGGTGACGTTCTCCGACGAGCAGCGATCTCTCATCGAGTCGCAGGTGTCTCGATACGCAGCCGTCAATGGCCGTGAGTTCATCGCCGAGTACATCGCTGGGCAATTGTCTGGGAAGACGTACTCGCCTGAGATCACGGCGATCGCAAGGTCTGTCTGGCGATGATCTTTCTTGAGAAGAAGTTCTCGTTCGCCGAGTATCGCGGCCTCGTCGAGGCTCGCAACTCAGGCCAATGCACGGACGCAGACCGCCAAGACGGCGGGCGTTTCGGCGACGGGAACGACTGCGGCGCGACGAATGGCGGTGGACAAGACGTCGCCGTGGCCGCGAAGAAAGCCAAAGAGAGAAACGTCGACGTGATGCTCGGCGGCGGCAAGCGGGTCGCCGTGATGGACGAAGAGGCGAGGCAGCGAGCAATCGATGACTTCAAGGAGAACCCCAAGCCGGAGGGCTCTGCGCCCGGGTCGACGACAGACCTGTGGGACAGAGAGTTCATAAGGAGAGCGAAGGGCCGCGTCCAGAAGCCGAAAGACGGCAGCCCTCCGTACGTCAGCGACGGCAAGATTGCTTCAACGGACGACGTGTTCACGCCAGAGGACTTGAGGCAGAACGATCAGTTCGTCGCTCACGAATCAGTCGCGCTGTACTTGTCCAATCGGCACGAAGAGGAGCGAAGGAAGACGGGAGCGTCCGGCCCCGGCTCGATCATCGACACGGCCGCGACCGAGATGCCAGAGCAGCAGATTGCGTATCTCGCCGACTCGCTGACAGAAGACGCGATTCACGCGTACGACGTGCTAGGTGTTGATCCGGGCTTCTACAGCACCGACCTCGAAAGCACGATGCGTCAGATGACGACTCGGCATCCCGAGTTCGAGTCAGACGAAAACTCGCGATTCATTTTCACGACGCTGCTCGCGATCACAAGCAGCGGACAGGGGCCGGACGCAAACCTGCGGGACGCAGACGACCTGTATCGCATGTTCAAGGAACACGGAACCGTGGTTCCTTCGGACTACGGCGGAGGCGCTCGCGATGTCACGACGTCCCTCAAGGTGTTTCAAGGGCTTCTTGATTCATTCGGCAAGGACAGAACGCGTCGCCTGTTGTCTGGATACGCTCCGGCCGGAACGATCGAAAAGACACTGGAGAGGCTCGCCGGCAAATCAAAGGTCGACGAGTGGAGAGCCAAGACTGGCTCCGCGCCGTGGTCTATGCCGGTCGACAAGCAGGGCAAGAAAAAGACGATGACGTCCGGAGAACTCCGTGACGAAGTCGTGCCGGTTGCCGCAATCTTCGGCCCGAAGATCGGCTCATTCTTTGCGAATCTGTCCGGGCGACACGAGTTTCTGACGATGGATCGCTGGCTCATGCGATCGGTCGGGCGAGTGAGCGGCGAACTCATCACGAGATCGACCCCAGAATCTGCAAAGAAGCGAGCCGAAGCGGCCTTGACCGCGCTTGAGGGCAGGTCGTGGAGCAAGGCGTTCCTGTTCGGTGTCGACAAGTCTCACGGCATAACGAAGGCTGATCTGATCAGGTCGCTCAAGATTCAGCAAAGAACAGGAGTGATCGAGGAAAACGGCGCTGCGTTCATCTGGGCGACGGCCGCCGAGCGATCTCACCAGAAGGTGAAAAGGCCGAGCGGTGGCGGGTACGGCGAGCACCCGGACCCGGCTGTCCATTCGATGCATCAGGCTGGCAACTCTCTTTTCAAGAGCCTGATCCTTGAACAGCAAGACCCAAAGACAGACAGGGCGAGGCGAAACATCCGCGAGGTGTTTCGCAGGGTTCAAGACGAGGTCGAGCGACGCACCGGCCGTCGAGCCGACATCGACGAGATACAGGCAGCGTTGTGGCAGTACGAGAAGCGTCTCTGGAAGCACCTCGGCGCGAAGACGAATATCACCGAGAACTCTCTTTTCTCCGCCGCGGCTGAGGGCGTGATTTCCGGAAGGATCAAGAGGGAGAAGCCTTTCCAACCCGCGTCGCGACGAGACGCAGACGGAGGGGTCGACGACTTCGACAACTCGTCTTTCGACGCCGAGCAGGCGGCTTGGGAGTCGAACTTCGACGAACTGGGCGTCGACATGATCGACGTCCTGAAGGCACTCGAAGAGGACGTCGAGGAGCGAGCGAACTTCGCGGCCCTTGACTTCGAGCAACGCGATGCCGCCTGCATCCGGCAACCCGGCGGCCGGTTCGGCGAGGGCAATAAGTGCCAAGCCGACGGCGACGGAGTGGCCGCTCCGGAAAAGCAAGACGACTCGTGGAAGGAGCAGACCGGCACTGTTTCGTGGTCGTCGTCGGAACTCGCCGAGAAGCCTCCCATCAGAGGCGGTGACAAACTTCGGTCTTTGAAGATCGAAGGCGCCGGCGAACTCGCGAGCGCGATGAGCACGCTCGGCGTCGACTCGCTCGATAGCATCGTCGCGATCGGAGGTGGCAAGACTCGCGGCGCCGCCGTTCGCGTCGCTCCGTACAGCGACACCGAGGTGTTCGTCACAGCGTCGATACCAATCGACCCCGCCTCGGACGTTGCCGATCCGGACGAGGGGTACGTCACGACGAACACGATGCTCTCTCGCGACCGCAACGGCGAGACGGTGCTGAATTACGTCAGCCTCTCAACGCCGATGTCTGTCTCCGGGTCGCCTAACGCAAACCAGAAGGACCGGCTCCGCGTGGCGAGCCTGCTCAGCGAGCAGTTCGTCGAGTCGCTGTCGGCCGCCGAATCGGCCGGAGTCTCTTCTGCCTTGATGCAAGCCGCCGGCGATTCCACGGATGTGTTCGTGCAGGGCTACCGACTCTGGCCGCAGTTCGGGTTCGACGCGCCCGTACCACTGCGAGAGTTGAGCAAGGTTCCGGACGAGATCGTGCTGAAGGCTGCCGGCGTGCCGATCCCGCCCGCCGGATCGACTCGAATCCCGCAGGAGACAGTCCTGCGAGGCCTGCGCGCCCGCGTGAAGAATCTCACCATCCAGCAGTTAATCTCGACTCGCGAAGGCGAGAGGTGGTGGGACAAGAACGGCAGTGACGTGACCCTCACGCTCGACCTGAAGGACAAGAACTCGCTCGGGTACCGCAGATTCCAAGAGTCAAAGAAGCGACTCGCCAGACTCAAGGAGCGAAACAAGTCGCGGGCGTTCTTCGAGGACGCCGAATCCCGCGAAGCCGACTGTGGACGCGACGAGGGCGGGCGATTCGGCAACGACAACGACTGCCAAGCCGGCGCAGGGACTGCCACTGCCAAGCCGGATGAGTCTTGGAAGGCGAGCGGCCGCGACAAGGCGTGGGATTCGCGGCGTCTGAAGAAGTCTTCGCCAATCAAGGGCGGAGAGGCGATGGCGTCGGTGAAATTTGAGGGCCCAAAGCAGATCGCCAAGACGATGAGCGAGATTCTTCCGGGCCGGGCGACGATCGACGACGTCGCGACTATTGGCGGCGGAGCCGTCAGGGCCGGCGAAATGACGATCTCGTCTGAGAAAAACAGCGGCGAGATCAAGGTCGAGTTGTTGATGCCAGTGAGCCCAGACAAGCCCGACGAATGGAAGGTCTATTCGGGCGTCTCCGTGCTCGACAACGGAGACGGAGGGTTCTTTGTCAACTACGACTTGCTCGACGTCTGGCCGCCCGGAGATGGCGCCGAGAGTGTGCTGAACACAGACTCGCCAGATGACGCAATGACGAGCAGAATCTCGTCGATAATGATGGAGCGAATGCTCGATTCGCTGATGACGGCAGAAAGGCTCGGCGCTACGGCGGCAGAAACTGTGGCCGTCGGGACGGGCGACGAGTTGGACAAGTTCAAGGGCTACAGGCTCTGGCCGCAGTTCGGCTTCGACGGGGAGATTAACTCAACCACGAGCAGTCGGATCGAGGAAGACGTTGATTCTGTCGGACTGTCGGATGATGCCCGAGCGAAGTGGGACGCCGGCGAGCCGCTGAACGTGCAGGACATCGTCTCCACTCGCGAGGGCCGCCTCTGGTGGGATGCCAACGGCACTTCGACTGGCATGAGTATTGACTTCTCGAAGAAAGACAGCGCCGGCTATCGCCAGTACCAGAAAATGCAGAGGCTGCTTCCTCGCCTTCGAGAGCGAAACAAGTCCCGCGACTGGGTCGGCTGGATCGATGACCTTGAGTCGCGAGATGCCGACTGTGGCCGCGACGAAGGCGGCAGGTTCGGTGCCGGCAATGAATGCGCCGGATACAGAGGCAGTCACAAGGCTCCGCAGGCGGACGGCTACGCCAAGTCGGCCGACAGCCTTGCGGGCATTTACCCGGACGACGTGTACTCAGACGACGCCGGCAGACTCTACGGGCACGGAGATAAGTCGCTCGACGACGAGTCGGCCAGAGTGGTTCGGCGACTCAAAGGCAAGCCGGACGAGCCGGTGAGAATTTTCCGCGCGGTCCCCGAGATTGCAGACGACGCTATATCTCCCGGAGACTGGGTCACGATCAACAAGCAGTACGCCAAGCAGCACGGAGAGTCGACCCTTGGCGGGAATTACAAGATCGTGTCAGCGGTCGTGCCCGCCCGTCACATATTCAATGACGGGAACAGCATTCACGAGTGGGGCTACGATCCAAAGCCAAAGAAGGAAGGCCGTGCGGCCGACTGCGGCCGCGACGAAGGCGGCAGGTTCGGTCCGAGGAATCAGTGCCAAGAGGAAGGCGACTCACAGCCCGCCGCGAGCGTTCGAGTCAGCGGCGACGTCTCCAAGAGTCTGGATACGCTGAAGATCGATCAGTCAGACGTCGTTCGCATTGCCGGAGCCGAGGGCGGCTCAGTCTTCATGCGGCCGGCACCGGACATGGCGACATCGTTCTCCGGCGCGAGCATGCCTGTGCTCGTGAGTTGGGAGAAGCCGCTCGGCGGCATCGACTACGGATTGAGTGGGTCATCCGCGGTCGGAACGAACAGCGACGGCGAGCCTGTCCTGTACCACAGCACGATCACGGTCGAGCCCGGCGCGGCGGACACTCCCGCCAAGAAGCACGCAGCGGCGAGGGCCTTCTATGAAGTGATGGCGAAGAGCCTTGAAGAGGCGAGAAATTCGGGCTTCTCCGAGGTCCGGTTCAACGCCGCCGGCAGCAAGTCTGACAAGTCTTGGAAGGGATACACGATCTGGCCTCGGATGGGTTTCGACGCGCCTATCCCGGGCGACATCCGCGAAAAACTCCCCGACTCGCTCTCGCACGCGAAGAGCCTTCTCGATCTGCACGCCACCCGCGAGGGCACGGAGTGGTGGGCAAATAACGGCCGCGAGGTCGACATCTCGTTCCGTCTCGGAGACCCGGGCTCTCCGCAGGCCAAGATCATGGCGAGGTGGCTGAAGAAGTTCGGCACGAGTCGTCGTGACATGCCGCTCGGCGCCGGCGATGGCTGGCTCTCTCCAGCGGACCTCGCAAGGTTCGACGAGTTGTGGGAAGAGATTTGGGACGAAGGAGACCTCGACGAGTACGAGTGGGAAGATGGCAAAGCCTGAGAAGTACAAGCACATTGACTTCAAGCCCCCAAACGGCGTCCGCCGCGAGGCGGAGTACGGCCTGAAACTCCGCCGCGAGCACGGCAGAGGCGGCACCGCTGTCGGCATCGCTCGCGCGAGAGACTTGTCGAACGGCGTCGAGGTCTCGCCGAGCACGGTGCGACGCATGAAGGCGTTCTTCGACCGACATCAGTCGGACGAGAAAGCGGACGGATTCAACCGCGGCGACGCCGGGTACCCATCAAATGGAAAAATCGCGAATTTACTGTGGGGTGGTCCGAGCGGCTACTCGTGGGCCAAGAAGGTCGTCGAGCAGATGGAGGCGGCCGATCGCAAAGACAGCCGCTCGCTACGCCCATTCGGCTCGACGCACGGCATGAAGCCTCGCGTGAAAGTCGTTCACGGCGCGCCGGGCTCTGGGAAGAGCGAGTACGTATGGTCGAGCAAGGGCGAAGACGACGTGGTGTTCGACTTCGACAGGGTCATGTCGGCTCTCTCTGGCCTGCCGTACCGCCAGAGCAACAAGCATCTCATCTCTTATTGCACCGACATACGAACGCTTATCCTGAAGAAGGCTTTGTACGGACACGCGAACGTCGGCACGACATGGATCATCACGACACGACTCGGTGACGACTTCTCGGGAATGCTCAGTGACATTCCCGTTGAGTACATCGAGATGCCGGCGACGAAGGACGAGTGCCTGAAGCGAGTGAGCGAGTCGCCCGAGTGGCAGCCGGTCATCGAGGAGATCAAGCAAGTGATCGACGAATACTTCGCCGAGCGTGAAGAGCAGCGTGCCGTCGACGTCCGCCCCGGAGTGGAGCGTCGATACCTCGGCAACTTCTCCTACACCGAAAAGGCCGACCCCAACCTGCTCCGCGTCGAGCGACGCGCTGATCCTGAGACCGGAAAGCCTCGCACGTACCTTGTGGGGTACGCGGCCGTGTTCGGCAAGGATTCTTTGATGCTCGGGGACTTCATTGAGCGAATCCACCCCGACGCATTTCAGATCGTGAAGGACCGGCAGGACGAAGACGGCAAGCCTCTGGAGACGCGGTGTCTCTTCAACCATTCGCCGGACCACCTCCTCGGCCGCTTCCCGACAACCATGCGGATGACGGTCGACGACAAGGGGCTGCGATACGAATGCCTGCTTCCGGAGTCGCGAGGCGATCTCGCTGAACTCGTGCAGAGAGGCGACCTCAAGGGCTCAAGTTTCTCGTTCGTCGTGAGCCCTGACGGCGGCGAGGAGTGGAAGACCGAAAACGGTCAGTCAATTAGGATTGTAAAAAAAATTCGTGCGCTGCTGGACTGCGGACCCGTGACCTACCCGGCCTACGGCGATGCTTCCGTCTCTGTCGCGAAGCGTAGTTACGAAGCGCACGTCGCGACCGCTCGACCCGTGAAGCGTCGTGATCTATCCGACGTGGTCGAGCGAGCGAGGGGCCTGCGGTCGTTTCTGGCCGAGCGTCGCGACTGCGGGCGAGACGAAGGCGGTAAGTTTGACAACGAAAACAAGTGCCAAGGCGGAGGCACGTCGGAGAAGTCGCCGGCATTGGACAGAAACAAGGTTGCTGCGCAGGTTGCGTCAACCGGCGGAGCGTTTCGAGGATGGAAGTCTCAATCGCTCGACGACGGCAGTGTCAGTGTCAGCGGCAAGGCTGGGCAGTTTACCGTCAGCAAGGCCTCTCCTCCGTTCGGCGTGAAGGGCAAAAGCAACATTCACTTCAACCCCGATGGAGGAGGCAAGGAAGTCGTTCAACTAGCCCTTGATGCAGCACGCGCGACAGGCTCTGAGACGGTCTCTGTCCAGTCGTGGAGCCCTGAGCACGACGCGGCCCTGAAGGAAAACGGATTTAAGAAGACAGGTGGAGCGTTCACAAAGTCTGAAGACCACGACGTGTGGATCAAAGACCTCTCGAAGAAATCGTCTCGCTCTGAGCGTCGCGACTGCGGGCGAGACGAAGGCGGAAGGTTCGGTTCGGGCAATAAGTGCCAAGAGGACGAGGCAGCGGCCACTGCCGAGCCTGTAGGCGCGAAGAAGTCTCCAGTACTCGGCAAGATGCTTGATCGTGTTGCCAAGGAAGGAACCGGAGGTACTCCCGAGGGCACGAAGAAGCCTCCTTCGTCGGCAGTACTCGGCAAGATGCTTGATCGTGTTGCCAAGGAAGGAACCGGAGGTACTCCCGAGGGCACGAAGAAGCCTCCTTCGTCGGCAGTACTCGGCAAGATGCTTGATCGTGTTGCCAAGGAAGGAGCCGGAGGTACTCCCGAGGGCACGAAGAAGCCTCCTTCGTCGGCAGTACTCGGCAAGATGCTTGATCGTGTTGCCAAGGAAGGAACCGGAGGTACTCCCGAGGGCACGAAGAAGTCTCCCTACATGGAGTGGAAGAAGGGCGACGACAAGAAGGCCCAGAAGTTCATCGACGACGCCCGCGAGGGCCAACTGGCCCGCGGCGGCAAGGGCGGCGGCAAGTCCGACGACGGTGGCGGCGTCCAGACGTGGAGCAAGGGTGACGACTTTCCGTGGACGACACAGCAGGTGGGGACAGACGAGGGCTACCTGCAAGCCCAGCATCCAGACGGATCGAAGACCGAGAAGTATCCGTTCTCAGGCGGCGACACGACCTCCGCGATCGCTGGTCTTCGCGATGAACTGAAGCGACGAAAAACAGACACGCGATCGCTCGTGGCAACTCAGATCGCCGAGACGATGCGGTTTCTGAGGGAGCGACACTGATGCCTTCACTGTCAACGCGGGCCCGCATCGCGAGTCTTGCCGCGTTCGCCGAAGCCCGAGAGATCAGGCCGATCAGGCAGCGGCCGTCGATGCCGGGTCAGATGCAACTGCCCCTGAGCGGCGACAACTGCGGCACCGGAAGCGGCGGATTCAAGCCGGGTAATCAGTGTCAGGGCGACCGAGGCAGCACGTCGTTGAACTCGTCGGAGTCAGAGGCGCACGAGGACTTCGTTGCGAGACTCGACGGCGACTCGCCAGTGACGATGAAGCCTTTTCGCGGACGAGTCAGAGTCCCCGGCATGACGAGAGCCTCGTCTGTGACCGTGAAGAATCCTCGCGAAGTGGCCGCCGCGATGGAGAACATCGGACTCAATACCAAGCAGATTGCAAGGATCGGCGTCGCTGAAGAGCCTGACGCGAAGGTGGTAATCTCCTCCTACAGCGACAGCGAAATGACAGTGCTCTCGACGATTCCATACGACCGCGCGCCTCCTCCGAGCCACGCCTACTCGGACGGCACTGGCGCGAAGGTCAAGGTCAGCATCAGCAAGACTGACCAAGGAGTCGAAGTCGACTACGGCAACTTCAGCATCAGTGGCGACATTCAGGCCGGCATTGCAATGGCGGCGAGGGTTCAGGCTCAACCAAGCCTCGACTGGAGCAACGAGGACAAGGCTTTTGCAGAGTTCGGCCGTGCCGCCAACACGTTTCTCGGAGGCGCGATCCTCGGTCGCATGGGCCAGTCCTTGATCGAGGCCGAGGCTATGGGCGCGGCTCGCGCGGAGACTTACGCCGCTGGCCTTGGGCGAGGTGACGGTCGTGGTGCGGGGGCGGCGGACACATTCACCTACAAGGGATACTCCCTGTGGGTGCGTTTCGGCTTCGACGGGAAGATTCCAGAGCAGACGATCGCAAAGATCGCGCCGATTCTCGACTCGATATACGCCGAGGGAGAAAGTTCGCTGCGACGCGGCGTTCTTTCCGAAGATGGATGGAGCAAGTTCGCGACCGCAAAGGCCGCCGCCACAGACGAGTACGACTTCGTGCGACGGATTTTCGACTCGATGTCAGTGCAGGACATCGTCGAGACGAAGCAGGGCGAACGCCTCTGGCGGGACCACGGAAGAAGCGCGAGGCTAATTCTCGACTTCCGAGACAAGGAATCGAAGGGCTACAAGAAGTTTCAGGAGTTCAAGTCCAGCAAGCGACGGGCCCGGCTACAGGGGTCCGAAAGGCAGTTCTACGAGTGGCTCTGGGAGACCGAGTTCCGCGAGTCACCGGAGTTGTTCTTTCGTGAGTCTCGCAACTGCGGAACAGGAGCGGGTGGCTTCCAAAAGGGCAACACATGCAGCGGCGCGGCCGCTGACGTGGCCGCTTCGGCAGCGAAAGGCGCCATCACTGGCGCGGCAGCAGCCGGCGGCAAGACGGCATTTTTCCCGCCGACCATGGCGGCCGGCGCCGCTGTCGGAGCAGCCGCAGGCGTTGTGACCGGCCTCTACGACGCCTCGATGTCCCCAACCCGCGCCGGTAAGGCGATCACGGCCGTCGGCAGCAGCGACGATAAGGTCGCCGCCCTCGTCAAGGGCCTTGGCGGTTCCCCACAGTCAGTGGCAACGTCAAAGGATGGAAAGCGACTGTCCCTCAACATCAAAAACAGCAAGGGCGAGTCGTCGTTCACGGTCGAGATCGACAAGACTTCTGTGACCGTCACTCCGTCCAAGGGCACGCTGACTGACTCGCAGGTCGCGGCTATCCGCAAGACCGCCGAGGAGCACGCCGGACGTGAGGTGACTGTCAACGTCGACAAGTCTCCGGCATCGACAATGGCGAAACTCGCGAAGGCCGGGTTCAAGATTGGCATGTCGGCAGCCGGCGCGATGGCGGCCGGGCTTCTCGTTCCGATGATTCCAGCCGTCGCCGGCACCGCCATCGAAGCGACCGGAGTCAACCTTGAGTCGAGCGGCATCCTCAAGCCACTCGACAGAGTGTTCGGCGTGTAACGCGGAGCAAACACTGTGCAATCAGGCGACAAGTGTCGCATCTGCGGCAAGGGCCGCATGACCACGCGGACCAGTAAGCCAGCCGGCGAGAATCAGGTCCGCTATCTGCGATGCGCGTGCTGCGGTGCTCAGGCGAGGTCGGTTGTGCCGCTCGACCGCGCGTGGCGTCGGTCAGAAAAAGTTGTGTGAAACAACTTTTTTTTCGCATCGCCTTCTTGGGGGCGACACGCTGCTAGATGTAGTTTGAGGAAAGCCCGCCACCGGGCGATCTCACACACCCGCAGGGTCAACGAACATGGAATCGTCCGCCAAGATCAAGTCGCTCCTCGACGAACTCGCCGCCGTCCTCGCAGAGATGGGCGCGATGCAGGACGAGGAGATGCCTGCCGAGCGGATGTACGGCGAGGACGCCGAGAAGGAAGACGAGAAGCGGGAGATGCCGGCCGCCGAGGACGACGACGAGTCCGAGGACGACGACGAGGAGGAGGTGGCCGAGGAGAAGGCCTACGCTCCCAAGGACGTCGAGGACACCGAGGCGACTCCTGCCGAGGGAGACGACGAGAAGGAGCGGAAACTCCGCTGCCTGTGCTCTCGCGCCGAAAAACTTCGCGAAAAGATCAAGTTCTACGAGGGCATCTCGAAGAAGGAACTCGAACTTCGGTCAGTCCTTGACAAGGCGACTCCTGCCGAGGTCGCCGGTTACTCACCACGCGGCAGACAGGAGAAGCGGTCCGTGCACATCTATCACAACCTGCCGGGCGCCGGTCGTCTCAAAAACTTCCGCGGTGCGAACGCCGAGGAGCGGGCTTACCGCGCGGGTCAGTACTTCCGCGCGACGCTGCTCGGCGACAAGACCGCCGCCCGCTGGTGTGCCGACCACGGCGTCGAGGCCCGTGCTCAGTCCGAAGGTGTGAACTCGAAGGGCGGCATCTTTTTGCAGGAAGAGGTGCTCAACGAGGTGATCGTGCTCGTCGAGGAGTATGGGGCCTACCCTGCCAACGCTCGCAACGTCCAGATGAAGTCGGACACCCTCGTGGTGCCCCGGCGAACCGGCGGCCTCACCGCGTATTTTGTCGGCGAGAACTCGACCATCCCTGATTCCGATGCGAACTGGGATCGCGTCCAACTCGTCTGCAAGAAGGCGGCCGTCTCGAACCGGCTTTCGACCGAGGTGATGGAGGACTCCGTACTGAATCTTGCCGACTATCTGGTCGGAGAGATCAGCAGGAGCCTCAGCGAACTCGTGGACACCGTCGGGTTTGTGGGGACCGGGAGCGGGGACCACGGTGGAATGGTCGGCGCATGCACGAAGATCGTCGACGGCACGCACGAGGCGAGTGTCGTGACTGCCGCCGCCGGCAACACTTCGGCTCTGACTCTCGACATCGACGACCTGATTGCCTGTGCAGGCCGGCTTCCGCTTTACAGTCGTGCTAATGCGAAGTGGTACGTGAATCCGGCGGTCTTCGCGGCGAGCGTGCAGCGTCTCGGTCTCGTGAACAACGTCGGACTCGCCGGCGGCAACACGGCAGCGAACCTCGCGGCTCCGGCCGAACTTCGTCTGCTCGGTGCGCCGGTCGTGTTCGTGCACACCATGTCGAGCGTGATCGGCGCTGACCCGGGCGTGGTCAAGTTTCTGTACGGCGACCTCTCGCAGGCCGCCATGTACGCGACTCGTCGGGGCCTGACGATCAAGAAGTCCGACGAACGGTACATCGAGCAGGATCAGTCGTTGGTCGTCTGCACCATGCGTTTCGATGCCGTCACGCATGACTGCGGCGACAACGTCAAGGCTGGACCGATCGTGGCTCTCAAGACTGCGGCTTCGTGATAACTCTCTGGAGACTCTGAACGTGAATCATACGGAAGGCACCAAGACCGTCGCGAAGATCGCAACCGTGGCCGCCGACGGCGGATCGTTCTCGCACGAGATCGACACGCTCTACAGCGACTACGTCACGATCGACGTCGTCTACTCGACGCTGACCGCGACCGCGGCGGCGTACTCGACGAGCCTGAAACTCCAGCAGAGCGACTCGGCGGGCAGCGGCCAGACGGACATCGGCGGCGTGTTCACCGTGACTCCGGTCGCTGGCGTGACCACCGGCAACCACATCTGCCGGTTCAATGTCGACATGCGTGGGAAGAAGCGATACCTCACGGTCGTCGCCAATCCCGCCAAGCCGGCGACGGTGGCGAGTGTCGCGCACCTGTCCAAGACCGAGGACATGCCGACGACCGCTGCCAAGGCTGGCGTGAGCAACTACGTCAGCGGCTGATCGCAGGGACTCTAGGTCGAGCCAAGGACGGCTAGGCCACGGAGGGTCACAGCGGGCAAGGACGCCCGAGCCGTTTCCTCACAGGCTCAGGGCATCTATGCGCATCATCGTTGGCAACGTCGAGCATGACATCAAGATCGCGGCGGTCCTCTCGGCCCCGCGACTTGGTTTCATGGATAACTACTACTGCTCCGTGCAGGCGTTCACGCAGTACCAGATTCCCATCACGAAGGGAACTGGCGCGTTCTGGGACCAGACCATGTCCCGCCTGCTCGACGAGGCGTCGAAGCCTGAGCACGGCAACACGTTCGTGGTCACGATGGACTACGACTCCGTGTTCGAGCCCGAGTGTGTCTCGCGTCTCGTCTCGACTGCCCTGATCTCTGGGTTCGACGCTGTGGCGCCGCTCCAGACGAAGCGAGACGACCAGAAACTCATGTTCACGCCGTCCGGAATGGCCGGGCACACAGGCGAGGTGACGCTCCCGCTGGACTGGTGGGAGAAGCCCGCACAGCCGGCCGACACGGCCCACTTCGGCCTGACCGTCCTGCGGTGTGAAGCCATCAGGCGGCTTCCGAAGCCGTGGTTCCTCGGCACGCCCAACAGTCGTGGAGACTGGGGCGACGTCGGCGAAGGCGACACAGCGAGATGCGACCCAGACATCCACTTCTGGCGTCAGTGGCGAGCCTGCGGAAACACGCTGGCGATCAGCCCGCAGATTTCGATCGGCCATGCCGAACTCGTGATCACATGGCCCGACCAGCGACTCAAGGCCATCCATCAGTACCCGACGCACTACTGGCATTCGGGCGGCCGGAGGCCGGCTGAGGCTTGGGGCTCACCTGAGCACGCAGCCGTGTCGTCACAGAAGCGAGGAGGTGAGTGATGCAGATGCGAATGCTTCGCGACTGGTCGTACCACAAGCAAGGCGACGTGGTCGAGGTGTGGGAGCCCACGGCGCAGAACTGGATGCTGAATGGCATCGCTGAGCCTGCCCCGGCGGTCGCTGCCCCTGAGCCTGTGGTCGAGGCCGCCGAGGCGATCGAGCCGGAGGACGTCGAGCGGGCTGACCGACGCCCGAAGCGGAAATGAACTCGTATTTCGTGTCTGGGATCGGGCCGTTTCGCTATCGCTCGCTCACTGTCGCGACGCCGCCGGCGATCTACCCAGTCTCGCTCGCCGAGGCCAAGTCTCACCTGCGAGTGGACGAGGACTTTCTCGACGACGATTCATACATCCAGTCGCTGGTCGCAGCCGCGACCGACCACGTCGAGGGAGTGTCCGACCGGTCTCTCATTCGTCGCCAGTACCGCATGCGATTCGATCTGTTCCCCGCGTGGGACATTCCGCTCCCGAGACCTCCGATCGCCTACGGCCCGATTGAGGTCACGTACGTTCCCTCGGACGGCGTGTACTCGCCCGTGTCTTACACGAACTTCCGCGAGGACCGCGACGCGACGCCGGCAGTCATTCGCCCGCAGTGGAACGGGACATGGCCCACCACTCGCGGTGCCGAGAACGACGTGACGGTGACCTACTGGGCAGGATACGGCGAAGACTCGATCTCGTGCCCTGCCCCGGCAAGGCACTGCATCTTGATGATCGCGTCGCACTGGTACTCCACGCGAGAGTCTGTGATTCAAGGTGGCATGAATCCGGTACCCATGGCGGTCGAGATTCTTCTCGGTGCTATTAACTGGGGGCAGTACCGCTGATATGGAAAGGCCACTGCGTGCGGGAGACTTGCGTGAGTCGATCATCATCGAGCAGCCGGACGAGGTGACGAACGACTACGGAGAGACAACAGCGTCGTGGTCGATCAAGGCACGCCGCCGGGCTGCGGTCCGGGGCCTGCGAGTCGATGAACTGATGATGACTCAGGGGATGTATACGGTAGCGACGCATGAGGTTGAGTTCAGGTACGTCGCTGGTCTAACAAACGCGATGCGGCTGATTTGGACGAGCCGCAGTCCAATCAGAACGCTCGACATCCTCTCCATAACCGAAGTAAACAACCGCGAATATCACAGGCTGGTCGTCAAGGAGCAGGTGGGATGACCAAGTCGTTTGTTCTTGAGGGCAGCGAGGAGTTGTTTTCCGCCCTCCGCAGCCTCATCGACAACCTCGACATTCATTCGTCTACGTCGGCCGCAGCCAAGTCCATGGCCGAGCGGCTTCGTGACAATACGCCGCCGGGGTACAGCAGAAAACTGCCTGATTCTGTGATGTTTTCGCAGGCATCACCCGGCGAGTTTGCGATCGGCTATGAGCGAGGGGTCGAGTCGGCCGGAGACCCACAACTCGACAGCGTTACACGACCCCGCACGAGTGGCCGCAGCGTGCTGGCAAGGCCTCGTCGAGAGTGGGTGGACGCCGATCGGCTTGCCTCTGTGCTCGAACAGACCTTCGAGGATTACTCAAAGGAATCCGTGAGGATTGTCTCAGATGGCGTCTCCAGAAGTCTGGCTTAGAAGCCGCATCGACTCCGCTACGACGGCCGGGGTTCATCCGATCATGGCCCCGCAAAATGTGGCATTTCCGGTTGTCGTCTACCGGCGGACTGGAACCCGCCGCGAGCGGGACATGATCGGCAATGTCGGCCGTCCAGTTGCGACGTTTTCGGTGTCCTTGGTCGCCGAAACATATACCGAAGTAAAGGACATAGCAGATTCCGTTCGCCTCGCCGTCGACAACTTTACGGGCACGCACCCGGGTGTGACAATTGTAAATACATCGCTTGTTTCCGAATCGGACAACATGGAGCGTCCAAACGAGGGGCAAGCGAAGCCGCTGTACAGGGTCGATCAGGTCTACGAGGTGCGGTTTCACGAAAGCGTCCAAGGAGGGGCGTGACCAATGGCCTACGAGTCGTCGCAGGGAATCAGTTTCGTCTTCTCGGGCTCTGAGTTTTTGCTCACGTCGATTTCCGTGAGCAAGGGCGCCGCCGAGGTCGACACGTCGGACCTCAAACTGCCCTACGGTTCGCAGCGGTCGTACCGCATCTCGCCGCTCCGCGACGGTGCGGAACTTCAGGTCGAGTTCTTCGGCCTGACTCTCCCGCAGCAGACCGCAACCGGCGCGATTACGTGGTCGGTCGACGGCAGCGGCAGCAATGCGGCGTTCACGACGGGCCTCCCCACCGCCGCGCTGTGCACGTCGGCGTCAGTGCAGGCGGCTGCTGGTGAACTGATTCGTGGCTCCGCTACTTTCCGGCTGACCTCGACCTGACCGATGACGAGGATCACGTCGCAGGGCACGGTGGTGGTCTGGGCGGGAGTGGAACTGGAGGCGACCTCGGTCACCTACTCGGCGTCCGCCGGCGACGAGATCGACATCACGTCGCTCGCGTCGTCAGTGAGAACAGACCCAAGCAACTCGCTGCGGAAGTTTGTCACACGAGAGTACGACTCGTGCTTCGCCGGCGAGGCTGCCGAACTGAGCGTGGAGTTTTTCGCGGCAGCCGGAGCGAATCTCGCAGACCTTGTCGGACACAAGAGGGGACTGTCCGTATCGATGCCGAACAGCGAGACAGGCGCATCGGTAACGACCATAACGAATCAGCCGTCGAGCCCAGCAAACGCATTCGCATGGTCCCGCGACGCGATACTCGCGAACCTGCAAATCACAGCGACCACCGGTGAGTATGTCAGGGGGACAGCGACGTTTCGGATGACGGGGTAGATAGGCAGAGTTTCGTGGCACTGAGCAAGGCGGCCATTCTGGCCGCGGACGATAAGAAGTCGATCGAGATCGACGTCCCTGAGTGGGGCGGCTCGGTTCGTCTTCGCGTGATGACCGGGAGCGAGCGGGACAAGTTCGAGGCCGACTTCGTCGATGGCAAGAAGAGCGTCGAGATGGTTCGCGCCAAACTCGTCGCCAAGTGTCTTGTCGACGAGCACGGCGAGCGACTCTTCGCCGAGACGGAGATTCCGAGCCTCAGTGATAAGTCGGCGAGCGTGCTCGACCGGCTCTTCACCGAGTGCATGCGGCTGAACCGCTTCTCGAAGGGCGACGTCGAGGAACTGGCGGGAAACTCCTAGACCGCCCACGACGCCTGTTCGAGTTTCGCCTCGCGCTCGCGTTGGGGCGGTCGCATGCCGAACTTCTTGAGTCGGTCGATGCGGCCGAACTCGCAGAATGGGAGGCATACTGGACAATAGAACCATGGGGAGATGAGTGGCGACAGGCCGCTCGTCTCGCCACGGCTCTATGCACGGCATGGGGCGCGAAAGGTCTCAAGGAGGAGACGCTCATGCCAAGCCACCGCAAGCGTCGCCAGACTGCTTCTGAGATGTTTTCCGAACTCGCCCGACTCGGAGGCGAGAAGAAGTGACCATCGGGAGCATCTCGATCGCTTTCCGGTCTGATCTGTCTGACCTTGAGTCTGGCATCGAGAGGGCTGTCGATCAGATTTCCAAACTCAAGGACGCTGTCGGGGAACTTCAGGACAGTGTCGGGGAGATATCGAAGTCCACCGTGACAGTGACGGTGGACACGTCGTCGATCGAAGAGGCCAAGAAGTCTGTCGACACTCTCCGCAGCAAGTCTGCGGCGGCCAGTGGAACCATCTCCGTTGACGCGGACGCCGCTTCGGTCGGCGACGCCGCGCGGTCCACTGAGGAACTAACCGAGGCTGTCGAAGACGCGGGGGACAGGGCGACTGTTGCGAGGTCTTCGCTCGCCTCTCTTGTCGTGACGACAGCCCAAGTCGCGGTTGCGGCGCAGCAGGCTGTTGCACGATACGCCGACTTTCGTCGGAGTTTCGTAGCGTTCATTGAAACAGCAACCGGCATGGAGGGTGCCGCTGCCGCCTTGCAGACTGTGTTTCGGGGCCTTCGAGGAGACGCAGATGCGCTCCGGGCCGTTTTTGGGGGACTTGAGGCCGGCATCCAAGGCGTTGTCGAGGGCTTCTTCAGTGTCGACAACATCAACGGGGTGCTTCAGTCGTCGCTCGGCGGAGTCTTGCGGCTCGTTGGCGTCACTGACGATGCCCTTCGCTCTTCCATTGGCGTGATCGCTGACATCGTAACGCGACAGGTATCGCACGCCGCGAGTCATCGTCTTGTTCAGCGGTCCCTCGCGTCGCTCGAATCCGCATACTCTTCCGCGTCTGAGTATCTGGCGAGGTTCCTTACCGAGACAACTGCCGGCAGGGCTGCCGCGGAAGCGATTGCCAGCGGACTTGAGACAGCCATTCGCGTCGCCGGCGTTTTCGACTCGGCTGTAAGGTCCGCGGTTCAGTCGGTCGAATCTTTTCTGACCAGCGGCAGGCTGATGGGGCAGGTATCGGCGGCCGTCGGCACCGCGTTCGACGCCGTTTCTGGCGCGGTCTCGAACTTTGTGTCGAGCATTGCGTCGTCCACGGGCGGCGTTAGCGGCCTGCGAGCGGTGTTTGACGATGCAGTCGCTGCCGTCTTGCGTCTTTTGCCGTCTATGGCTCAAGCGAGCGAAGCGGTCGGCTCGTTTGTGTCAGCGATTGCGAGGTCTGTCCCAATCGTGGCTTCGACAGTCAGCGCATTAACGAGGCTCTATGACGCCTTCACTATCGTGTCGGTCGCTGCGAACGAGCGAACCACGATCTTTGACTTTACGGCGTCGATAGTCTCCACGGGTGCCGTGACAACAGCCCTTGGTGGACTCCTCGGAGCAGCGTCCGCAGCCGCGACAGGGGGCACTGCCATTGCCGGCGCTTGGGCAGGCGCTGGAGCAGCACTCGCCGGATTTGCTGCTGCGATTCCGGCAACTATCGCGCTGTCCGCGGCAGCCGCTGTTGCCACCGGCAAGTTTGCTCAGGAACTTCAGCACATTGGGCAGCAGGCGCAGCAATTGGGAGACCTATCCGATCGGTTTGATCAACCGGTCCAAGACATCGAGAAACTGCGAATTGCCGCCCAGAGCACCGGAGTCGAGTTTGGTTCCGTTGTGAGGGCTACTCAGGTCTTTCAGAGCAACCTGTCCAAGGTCAAGGTCGGCCAATTGGGGAGCAGGCAAGCCCGCGAGGCAAAAGCCGCGTTCGACGCCCTCGGCGTCGGTGTCGAGGACATGCAGAGCAAGAAGCCTCAAGAGGTCTTCGAGGAAGTCGCCAAGAAAATCGCCGACATCGAAGACCCGGCGAAGCGGACTCAGGTTGCCATGGACTTGTTCGGCAAGACCGGACCAAGGCTCATGCCGCTGCTCAAGAGTCTTGAAAAAATCAACGAAGACGTCGGCCGCCTTGGTGGCACTATCAGCGACAGGGATTTTGGTCGCTTCACGGACGTCAACGAATCCTTCGACAGACTCCGGGTCGCAAGCGGCGCGCTGGCCGATGACCTGATGATTCCGTTCACTCGCATGCAAGAGGCGATGAACAACGCCGGTGCGGAGTTGCGAGGTGGCATTGCCCCGCTGATTGGCGAACTCGGCGAAATGGTTGCCGACGCGACTACGCCAATCGCCGTATTCGTCGAGGTGATGGCTCGCATTGTCGGGACCGTGCTGCGAGTCGGGTCCGCGATCGTCAAGATCATCGCCGTGTTCGCGCCATTTGCGACGATCGCCGCCATTGCGGAGATCATCGGCGATCAGTTCAAGGAGATGTGGGAGTACGTCGAGACGGCCGCCGAGGCTTTCGAGCACTTCGCTGGCATTGTGCAGTCGACGCTCGGCGACTCGGTGCAGGCACTCATGCAAGTCGGAGACTACGTCCGCAAACTCCTGAATGCCATCACGTCGCTTGTTGGTTTGGGCGACGTGTTTGGCGAAATGACCACGCCGATACTCGCCGTCGGTGCGTCGATATTGTGGCTGACCGCTTCGTCGCGGGCATATGCCATGGTCATGGCGACGAGCGCCGGCACTGCCGTCGCGAGCGCCGTCACCACGGCAGCCGCGTGGGTTGCGGCCGCCGCCGCAATCACAGTTGGCGTTCTCGCAGCCGGCGTGGCGATCGGCGTGTACTACGTCGCAATGGTGCTCAGTGCCGCCGCGACGACGATTGCTTCGTGTGCCGCAATGCACGTTGCGTGGCTGTTCGGGCTTGGCCCGATCGGTCTTCTTGTTGCCGGTATCGAGTTGCTCGTGGTTGGACTTGCCGCCTTGTGGGCGATGGGCGGCAGTATTGCGGACTTCTTTTCCGGCTTCGGAGACGGGAAGAAAAAGATCGACGGGGCCAGAGCAAGCACGGAGGAACTCGCCGCCGTCGTTGCGGAAAACGAAAAGCCCACTGAAAGCGGATTCGCAAAGGACTTGGAGGCGCTCTCCGAGGCAACCGGCGTCACGCGAGACGATCTCAACCAGACATGGAATAGTTTTACGTCGAGCATGGGCAGCGGATTCTCTTCATTCATGGCGACGCTCGGCGAAGCAACCGGCGCGAGCGAAGAGGAGATGGCCGCGGCCGACGCGAGAATCAAGGAGATCGTCGCCTCGGTCAGCGACGTTTTCGGCGCCCCAATCGAGCCCGAGGTCGACGCCACTTCGTTTGAGACTGCTCAGCAGGTCATCGCCAACGCCCGCAATGAACTCGGCGAGTTCAGCATCCGCGCGGCGCAACTAGGCCCGGCCGGCGCAGATGCCGCAGCGAGCGCGACAGAGAAGTTCTCCGAACTCCAGAAGAACCTCGGCGACGGAAAGATTTCGCTCGAAGAGTTCCGCGAAGAGTCGTCGGCCGTCGCCGAGAACCTCAAGAGCGACCTCGAAGAGATCGCCAAGGCGAGTCCAGAGGAGACGCTCAAGAGGAACTTGGAGGTCTTCAAAGAGTTCGACGGCGCAGCGAAGCAAGCCGCGAAGTCCGCGAGAGAAATCGGCGCAGGCGTTGTGATTGGCGACAAGTTGTTCCCGAGGTCGGACGAAGTCAAGGCGAGGGCGAAGCAGTACTCGCAGGAGTACGCCGATGCTCTCGACGAGATCAAGAAGCGGCTCGCCTCTGGCGACTTCCAGATCGAACTCGATCAGAAGAAGAAGCAGAACGACGAGGCGTTCGCTTCCGGCGCAATCGACCGGGAGACCTTCGATCGCACCAAGAGGGAACTGGACACGACAAGCGCCCAAGAGCAGGCATCGGTCGCCGCAGAGGAAGTGCAGAGAGAGTTCGATCGCAAGAACGCCAAACTGAAAGTCGAACTCGATTTCGCGGACAACATTCGCAAGACTCTTGAAGAGGCGTTTCTGTCACCTGTCGAGAAGTTCCAGAAGGAACTCGACAAGGTCCGAAACAACACAGACCTCACTCCCGAGGAGAAGGAGCAGGCAGAGAAAGACCTGCGAAAGAAAGCCCGCGAGGGCATTATCGGCAAGACTGCAACCGAGCAGTTCACGGAGAGAAACCGCGACGTCACGCAGGCTCGCGATGCAGGCCTGATCACGGACCGTGAGGCCGAAAACGAGATCAGGAAGAACGCCGACGCGCTCGCGCAATCGCTTGGATTTGCCGTCGACCCGGCGAACGCGATGAAGAATGCAGTGTCTGACCTTGATCAGGCACTAAAGGACGGGGTCATTTCCGTCGAGCAGCATGCCGATGGGCTCAAGCAAGCCCGCCGGAGTTTCCTTGAAGGCCTCGGGATCAAGCCGGCCGCCGAGCAAGTCGACGCCGAGAGGCTCGACGAACTGAAGCGTCAGAGGGACGCCGGGAATATCTCAAAGGACGAGTTCGAGCAGGGCCGCAAGGCTTTGTCCGACAGCATCGTCGGGCAGTCAACAGCCGACAAGATCGGCGAGCAGCGGCGTCGCATCGAAGCAGGTATAGAGAGCGGCGCCGTCGGGAAAGAGCAGGGAGCAGCGGCTCTCCGCAAACTCGATTCCGATCGTCGCTCTGCCGCTGGAGTCGAAGACACGGCGGCGCAGCAAGTGCAGTCCGGCGTCGACAAGATCAACGACGCCTTCGGTGTGACCGGCAAAACGATGGCCGAGATACAGGCCACGCTGTCGCCGAAGGAGTTCGAGGAATACCAGAAGGCGATCAAGAACAACGCCGACAAGGTGAAGGAGAGCCTCGGCGTCGAAAAGACCGGGGCGCAGAAACTGGCCGAGTCTCGCGAGAAACTCGATCAGGCGTTCCAAGACGGCGTCATTACCGCAGACGAGCGAGATAAGGCGTTTAAGAAGCAGAAGGACTCGCTGCTGTCTTCGCTCGGAATCAGCAAGTCGCCGGCCGAAGACTTCCAAGACGCCGTGGAGCGAATCAGGGAGAACGCTTCCGCGTTGTCGCCTGACGAGATTGCGAAGGGTCTGAAGGAGGCCAAGGACAAACTGTTGTCCGCCCTCGGCATCGACAAGTCGCCAGCGCAAGCGGCGGCTGAGTCGCTGCAAAAACTCAACGAGGCATTCTCGAAGGGCCAGATTTCGCAGGAGGAGTTCGCGAAGGGGGCCCAGAAGGCCCGCGACACGCTCCTTCAGAGCCTTGGCATTCCCCTCGACCCAGTCAACGCACTCCGTGATCGCATGAACGACCTCCGCGAGGCTTTCTCGCGAGGTCTGATCACTCAGGAGCAGTTCGCCAAGGGACAGGAAGAGGCTCGGCGATCGATGCTGCCCGGCGGCGAGGCAAAGAGCCCTGTCGCTCAGTTCCGCGAAGACCTCGACGCCGTGAGCCGCGCAGTGTCCGAGGGGCTCATCAGCGAGGAGGAGGGAGCAGCCAGACGGCTCAACCTGCAAGCCGACCTTCAGGAGAACATGAAGCCCGCTCTCGACAATCTCCAGCAAGACCGCAGGCAGGTTGGTGCGTCGGACGTCCGCAGCCGCGAGGGCGTGGACACGTTCTTCCGCATCCTCCAAGGGCGAGACAACCCGTCGCTCAAGGCTCAATTGGAGATCGCGAGAAACACGCGACTGCTCGCGCAGGCAGCCCAAGACCCCGACGCGGCGCCAGTCATCGCACAACTCTCCGCGAGATGAGCCATGCCAGAGAACAACTACACGACAGTCTGGACGCCGAACATCCCCGGGATCGTCGACTGCCGAGAACTGTATCGAGGCCGCGCGAGAACGGCCAATCTCGAAGGCACGCCGACATACGTGCGTGACTTCCTCGTGCGAACGTCCACGGGCGCGCCGAACATGCGGCTCGTGGCCGCGGCCCCCGGCCCGAACTGGCGAGACCCGTACCCCGACGACGCGAACTGCATCCTCGTCGATAGCAACGTCAGACAAGACGGCGACTCGCCGTTCCACTATCGGGTCACCTTCACCTACAGGTTTCTCGACGAGACAGATCGCATTCCATGGCTTCGGCCGTCCGTGTTCTCGTTCTCTGGCTCGCTCGCGAGCGCGCCCGCGTTCTGGTACTACCCCACCGCTGGCGACAACGCCACGAAGCGGGTCATCACGAACACTGCTGGCGATCCGCTGTCGGGGCTTGATCGCGACGAAGGCGAGTTCAATGTCACGATCTCGTACAACCAGCGACCTCCGTTCAATTTTCAGCGAGCCCAACTCTACGTCGGCGCGATCAATTCAGACACATGGAGCGGTGGGTCGCCGAAGACTTGGAAGGTGATGAGCATCACCGCGAACCAGAAATACGAACTCATCCAGCCGGGCACGCCAGACGGCAGTCCCGTGAAGGGCTACTACTGGGAGACGCAGATCACTCTCGGGTATCGCAACACGGGCTGGGACTTGCAAACGTGGGACGTCGGATTCAACGAGATCGTGGGCGGACAACGACGAAAGATTCTTGCCGGCAGCGAGCCAGTGAGTGAACCGGCTGCCCTGACCAACGGCGTCGCGAAGACACCGGGCCAGCCGCCAGACCTTCTCGTATTTCGCATCTATCCGATGCTTCCGTTCACTGGCATCTTCGAGCCGATTCCTGACACGGCTCGGTATCCGAACGCGTTCCCGTACAACGTCCTCGCGAACTACTACGGGTGGTGACCGTGAAGCAGAGGAATCAGCCGTCGAACCGCGGAGATCAGCCCGTCACGTTTCGCCACAGCGATGCCCAGCGAATCGCGAACGCCGTGGCGGCGCACGAGGGCGGGCGACGAGACCGCAAGTCAAGCCAGTTGCCGAGGGCGGCGGGCGGCGCCGGCGGCGGAATCGTTACAGCCACATTTCTAGCGAACTGGCTGACCAACCAAGACAAGGTTGTTCACCTCGGAGGCGCCGTAACCAACACGGCATCCGCGAGAAATGAACTGTTCGATATCGTCGGCTCCGGCGGACAGAATGTTCGCAAGTGCCTCTTATCGCGGCATCCGGTTCTTGAAGGCGCATACATTCTCGTGAACTTCGACTGCCGGTAGCGATATGTCTGACTGCTGCGGAAAGCACTTCTATGAAGCAGAGCCTAGTACTTATCGCTACCTGAGAGGCGGCGAGTACCCGCTTTTTTTAACGGACGGCGCCACTCGCATCCCTCGCGACTCGGCTTTTCGGTGGGCTAAGTATGCCGACACTTTGGCGATCGACCAGAGCGGCCACCTGTGGAGCAGAGGGGTTTATCCCGGCGACGGAACTGTGTCTCTCGATGCGGGCGAGCAAGGCCGGTGGCGAAAGATCAGCAGCGAGGTCTGGCTAGACGTTCATGTTGCTTCGACAAACATCAACCTAAGCAACAAAGACATCTACTACGCGCTCAAGGCCAATGGGTCAATTTATTGCTGGGGGGGCCCGCCGGCGGCGGACGGCGGCATGGGCCTTGGGTATCACTCAGGTGACCAAGGCAGCATCATCTACTGGCAGCCAAGGGCAATGCTGTCCGCTTCGATTGAAAAAGCACATCTGATCGACGACGCGATGTCGGCGTACAACTTCTCGACAATCGCGGAATCTGACTGGCTCTCACCCTCGGTTGGAAAGCACCAAGGAGACGACCCCGGAAGCGGAGCATCATTTGACATTTCCCTGCACTACGGATTCACGTCAGCATTTCGCGTGAACGCTGGGTCTGGATATTCCGCGCCCCCTGTCGCGTCTGTCTCGAATCCCGGTGAAGTCGTCGAGGACGTGTCGCTGTCTTGCGAGATGCGGTACTTTGTGGATTCGATCCACGTTGCAGAGCAGACGAGCCCGTACAGGGGCCCCGTCTCTGTTGTCTTCTCGCCCGGCAACGGCGGAAACTCGGCAACGGCAGAGTGCACGCTCGATGGATCAGGATTCATTTCGTCTGTCGTCATAACGCACGGCGGCGAGTACTCTTCGCCGCCCACTGCGAGGTTTGTCGGGACAGGCGGAAACGCGGTTGCCGAAGTCACGCCCAACGGAAGTGTGTTTAGCGTGACGCTTCGCAGTTCCGGACGATACACAAGCAGAAGTGTGTCGCTTGACCTTTCACCGCCAGACCTAGAGGGCGGAACGCAGGCAACATTAAGCGCGACCAAAGGCGTTGCCGTCGACAACATCCGTGTTATCAACGGAGGTAGCGGATACACAAGCCCCACTGACTTTGGGCTCACACTCCGTGTGGGCAATCGCGTCATCGCCAGACTTTCCATGACTCCGTCTGGCGTTGCTTCCATCAAGAATCCGACGCACTCTTGGCAGGCACAGCCGGAAAGGCGAACTATCCCGGCGATGACTCCGATTGCTTCCGCGATCGGAGTGCCTCAAATTTACAACGCACTTCCGCAAGACGTACGCTCACCTCGCGTGTGGTCTTACGCCAATGGATATCCCTTTGATTCGTATATCACCAACCCATCGCAAAACAATATCGCACCAGAGTACGAACTACGTTTCTCTGGCAACACACGCCCGCCCGTTGCGTTGGTCTCGTCAGGCGGGTACGTGATGTCTCCGGTCGACATTAATGACTACGAGAGTGAGCCGTACGTTGTGGCGATTGTTCCCGAAACCACAAGATTCTTTGGACTAAGATCAGACGTCCCAAGCCCAAGCGATTATCTTGCTTCGTCTGCCTCTGAATCATTTGTTGCGCCGGTCGATTTGATTCTACGAACTCCGTTCTGGTGCGGACCCGGCGTGGCCGTCGAAGTGAATCCGTGGGCTCACGGATGCTGGGAGGTTTCTTCAGACAAACTGCTCGGCGGTGACATTCTTACCGCAAGCCCACTTGACAGCGGCGGCCGTGTTCGCACGAAAGCCAGCAATACATACAGCGGTGGATTTTATCTGCAAGGTATTTTTGGCCCTTCCTACCACAACTCGGCGGGGCAGAATAACGCCCCGTCTGGATGGCACGCCTATACGTGGAGCGGAAGCACGCACGCTCTGGTCAAGTCATGGCATGACTTCCGCTTTAAGCAGACGATTCCTCGGCAGGAACTGTCGGTGCCGTTTCTGACGTCGCTGGCGTCGAGTCGTATCAAAGAACGCCGCGACTTTTCGGCTGTGCTATACGGCAACGAGTCCTCGGTGAGCAGCGCTGCGGTACTCGCCTCGCTCAGCAGCGACGGAATGACCGCCACGGTCTCGTTAAGCGAATCGGGCTCTGGGTACCGTGCGGAGCCAACGATAGTGGTGACTCAGGCAATCCTCTCGCCTCGCTTAATAGGCGAAGGATTTACAAGCATGGCTGGTCGTACTGAAGCCGGAATAGCGGCAGTCAAGAATGGAGCGGTGTACGCGTGCGGTGCATATTACGGCGGCGCTTACTGGAATTATAACACGCGCGTCTACTCAAGCGTTTTGAAACCTGTTGGGAAAGCACTTGCTTTTTACGATCCCGACAGGCAACTGCCGAGCGAGTTCGGCCGAGGGTACTGGCGAGACGCGGGGCAAGGTCTCGGAGAAAACCCACTACCAAGCGACAACGATCTGATAGGTAACATCGTATCTCAGTTGCTGACTGACCGAGATGACGTTGTCGGTCACCTGCAATCGCCTTTGCTCAACGATAACTTCCCCAATCACCTTGAGCCCTTTGGTGAAACTTACGGAAGCGTTGTGATTCCAAACGCAGACGGCCCTCCGGATGACCTTCCGCCGTACAACGTAAATCGATACCTCGCGATCAATAAGTTTGCGTATCCGCGAGTCGAGCATGAGTTGGAGCGCGGGCCTCCGGCTGGCGGCCGTTACGACGGATCAATACAGATACCCGGCGGCCTGTCTGTTTCTGACACAGTCGTCGCTAATGCTTTTCTTGGGCTATACGAGACCGGGTCGTATCGCGCGCAGAACCCTCGTGGAGATTACGTTCTTCCTCCGGGATATCCGGTGTTTGTGTTGAGAGCGCCGTATTTCTTGTCCGCACCAAGCACCGTTCCGTTCGGCTTGACATGCCAGACGATCGGCCCGGACGTTGCAGTTCGTGTGCGGCCCAACGTGTCGGGTTATGGCGGATATCTTGTTGAAGACTCAAACGGCAAAACGTGGTCGCTGTTTTCTTTGCTTCAGGGTCACTCTTCCCTGCTTCCATCTGCGCCGCTTCGCGACGTTACGATAGTCACCACTGACTCGACGTCGCGATCGTGGGCCGTCACCCCAACTAGCGTGCGCACGACCGAGACTGAGATAAGGCAGTCCGGCACAAACAACGTGTGCGGCATTGGGTACTTTTCTCGAATGGGCTTCACTGTTGACGCTTCGTTCGCGAAAACATTATCTACTCAGGCAGCACCTACGCCCTATGCAACGTCCATGTTCTTGTACTTACCGCACACTAGTTTCTTCTCTCTTCGTCAGGAGTCTGTGAACAACACGGTTTCCCATCAGCAACCGCTGGCGAAGACTGTGCAAGAGCCTTTCATTCCACTGACTCCGCCAATTACGTTCCCGTCAGGCGCCACTTTTGTCGACGGCAGTGGGCCGTACACACAAGAGGCCTTTGGCGGCCTGTTCCCATCCCAATCGTGTCCGACGTCTGCCGTTGGCGGTTGGTTTTTTGATTCTTTCGTGCAACAGGCTCCTTCCACGGGAGTGTCTTTCAGGGCTGTGTGCGAGTTGCTGCGAACCTGTCAGTACAGTCAATTCTCGATCCCAGTTTCTGGCAGTCACTCGCATGTGGCCTCGATACAAAGGATCGTTGGAGAGTCTGTGTATCCCGAGGCGCCGTTCGCCGGCACCGCGCGGGTGGGGAAGTACGGCACTCTGGAGTTGTACCCTGCTTCGTATTGGACTCCGGGGCGAACGCCCGACTTGTTATCTGTGGCCTCGGTGCTGCCTCCCGAGTCGCCGCCTGTTGTTCGCATCACAACTCCTACTGGGGCAGTCTACGAGGCCATCCCCTACTTCCTGACGTCTCCGCTGGTCGGACCGCTTAACAACCTACGGTATTCTTCGGACATCGCGAGACACGATGGATTTTTGTCATTCGACTCTCAGGGCAAGTTTCTTTCGAGGTACGGCCAGCCAGTTAACACACTTGCAGAGGCCGACACGTCGAAGTATGGAGTTGCCGCAGGCGTAACAAAAGCCGGCAGCGTCTGGGTTGCCACGGCTCACGGGCCGATCACGGCGAGCGCTGTCGATCTGTCTGTTTCCAATCAGGGACGTAACTATGACCTGATTCCATACTACGACTTCTACCCTCCCACTGGTGGCAGGATCGCGAAGGCGGAGTCGCAGTTTGACGGAAAGGTTATCGCAGTAGCGATCGAGTCCGAAGGCCGCGGATTCACCTCACCTCCGAATGTTGTTTTCTCCGGAGGCGGGGGCAGCGGAGCAGAGGCGGAGGCGGTGATTGAGGGCGGCGTTACGTCGCTCGTGATTTCTGATGCCGGGGAAGGATACTCGATTGCGCCAAAACTTAGATTTTCTGGCGCTGGTATACCTGCGTCCGCTCGTTGCTCGGTAGACGCCGGCGGTCATATCTCTTCTGTCTCAATCGATTCGCCGGGCCTGTACAGGTCTCCGCCGTCCGTGGAGATAGTCCCAGACAAGCGAATTGCATCTATAAGCGTCACGGCCGGAGGCGAAGGGTACTTCAGTCCGCCAACTGTGGTGATCTGCAACACGGGCCGCAGCGGAGGAGCGGCCGCCTCGTCTCGCATAAACGGTCAGGTCGTCTCGGTGACTGTAATATCCGGTGGCGGCGACTACTCCCCAGACGATCCTCCGACGATTGTTTTTGAGCAGCAAGACGGCGCAGCCGCGGCGTCCGCAAGAGCGATCATCGATTCGGAAACTGGCGAGATTGTCTCGGTTGAGATTCTAAGCGGAGGAAGTTTTTACCAATCAGTGCCCGCCGTGCAAGTTCAGTCGCAGCAAGGTGGCGGCGCGATACTGTCGGCGCTAATCGCTGGTCCGGTCGCTGAAGTGCTGCTGACGCAGAGTGGGGAAGGGTACGAGTCTCCTCCGGTTATTTTGTTCCAAGGCGGCGGAGGCACTGGGGCGGCGGCTACGGCCTCTGTCGAGTCAGTCGGAAGCGGCGGGAGCATTACTGCGTCGATCGACGGTCGGGTGAAGTACATTCGCGTAGTTCACACAGGCTCGCTGTACGACTTCCCCCCGGATGTCACGCTGACCGGCGGAGGGAACTCCGCTGCGGACGCTGCCGCTGCTGAGTTTGCTGCCGGAGATATCACTCGCGAGGAGTACGAGTCGAACGCGGCGGTCTGCGTTGCGAAAGCAATTGTTGAAGGAAATGTCACGTCAGTTAATGTCACATCGGCGGGAAGCGGGTACGTGCGGGAATCGGGCATACAAGATTCGCAGGAGTTTTATGTCGAGGCTGTTACTATGAAGCCTCCAGTATTCACGATTAGCGATGGTCTGGCGAATAGCGATACGCTATTTCTTAACGCTCCGACCCCGCCGGGCGGAGGCGTTTCTGTCGGCACCGACACGACGAGTCGCAAGTTTCGCCGAAAGCCTCGCATCTACGCGCCAGACGATGTCGTCGTTTCAATGGACCGAGAGACTTTTTCTTGGACTTCAGGCGCAGCGATCGTCGACTCTTCTCCGCTGCCCGTGACGCAGTCTCCGGCTCCGCATTCCGGACTGCAAGCCAGCCGGTCGCGATGGGGCGGCGAACTCGACAGATTCACGAAGGCCTGTGTGGTTGTCGTCGACGGCAAGTCTATCCATTCGGCGACGTTGCGTCGCGGAGACAGCAGGACGGTTGCCTCTGGAGTTCGTGTAGACCTCGAATCAATGGTTCGATTTTCGCAACCCCCTACGATCGCGCTGCGGGACGCCGCCGGGAGCGGGGCTGTCGTGCAGGCTAGCATAGACGGCCAAGGCTTCATCACAGGGGCTTCTTTTTCTTCGCAAGGGCAGGGTTACACATCCGCATGCCACCTAGAAATCACATCGGCGTCGCTTTTGTTCGAGCAGTGTCAGGCGACTGCCGTGATCGCGGGCGATGGTTCTGTGTCTCACGTCGTTGTGACTAATTCGGGCAAGGGGTACATCAGGCCGGTTGCCGTTGCTCACGATGGGCGAGGCGGCGGATGCGTTCTTGCGGCTCACCTTGAGTCTGGCGTTGGGCCGAGAGGGATATCATCAATCGAAGTTGCAAGCGGCGGTGCTGGATTTGTGGGCTCTGAACCGCCGTCTATTTTCGTGTACGACGCAGAGCCCGACTTCATTTCTAGTGATGTCTGCGTTCAGTTCAACTCACACCTGAAGAGAAACAGCAGGCTGTCGGTAAACTTCACGGCCGCCACCGCGGAGTACATAGACCGCAAGTCTCCACACGCTTGGGAGGTGTGGAAGCGCAGTGCGGCGGAGTCGCTGAGAACAGACATTTCGCAGTCGGATTTTGCTCGCGTGCACGACAGCACGACTCGCGCTGTCTCGACTGTTAGAATACGCGGTATAGAGTCTTTGACCGCTAGAAGAGCCGGAACCTCCGTTCTCCTCGGGGGGGTGGCGTCGGAGTATGCTGGCGAAGAGATACAGTCTGTTGCGGAGTCTCCTCTGTCGGGCTGTCGCCCGCACGTCGCCGCTACCTACACAGTGAACGGCGTGACTTGGAGGGAGGCGACCGCAGTGCGAGGCATGATTGCTGGTGTGCTCCAATACAACGGTCTTTTCGCGGCAGACAGGTCATAGCGAGATCATGCACGACGACCACCACTTCCTCCTGAACGGCCTCCGCTGGCTCTGGCGATACTCGCCGCTCAAGGGCACGGCCGACGGCTGGACTGAGTTTGCGAAGCGGAAAGTCTTGATCGACTCAAGACTCAGAGGTCGCGCGAGGCTCGAAACCGAGTGCCACGAAGCGCTCCATGCCATTCTTGGGCCCGACATCGTGTCGGAAGAGTGCGTGACGCGATCAGCCCACGAACTGTCTCGCGTCCTCTGGGCTCTCGGCTATAGGTTGCCGCCGGGCCCATAGTCTGGGTACACTCACCCTCTCGTCACCACGGAGGGTTTCTCATGCACACCATCGTCACGGCTGTCGAGGGCGGCCACGTCACCGACCTCACCGCGTCGAACGCCGTCATACGGCAGATCGTCGAGGCCAGAAACAAGCAGCGTGCGATCGACACTGACGAGGACGGTGAGGTGCTGGGAGACGTCGAGCAGGCGTCGGACATGAGCGCGTCGCCCGTGCCCGGCGACGTCGAGTACAGGTCTGACCCGTACTCCGAGTGGGTGCCGCCGACGCGGCAGCGAGCCCTCGTCATCGGCATCGCTGGGCGTGCCGGTGCAGGGAAGAATCTCGCCGCATCCATGATCCCCGGAGCGGTGTCCGTCGGCCTCGCCGATCCGCTCTACGCAGGCATCTCGGCGATGTTTGGCGTCTCTGAATCTGTGCTCCGGGCTCGCTCGCTCAAAGAGAGGCCGCTCCCGCCGTTCGGTGTAACGGTGCGGCGGCTGCTCCAGACGCTGGGAACTGAGTGGGGTCGAGACTCCGTTGCGACCGACATCTGGATTCGCCTGCTCGATCAACGCATCGCGGACCTCGAATCGCGAGGCGTGCAGGTCGTCGCGGTCGCGGACGTGCGGTTCGCAAACGAGGCCGAGTACGTGCGACGACGCGGCGGCGTCGTGTGGCTGGTCCGAAGGCCCGGCACCGAAGCACCCGCTGATCACTCCAGCGAGTCTGGCGGAATCGACGCCGACGTCGTCATCGACAACGCCGGCACGGCCGAAGACCTCCGCGGGCAAGTCACTGCGGCATTCCTCCGGGCCACGCAGCGATGATATCGGACGAGACGCTCGCCGTGATGGAGCAAGCCGCGCGTCGGTTCTCTGGTGCGTGGACCGGGACGTCGGGGACGCTCGCCGCGTACGTCGTGCACTTGATCAAGGCGTACCGTCGATCCGAGGAAGCACGTCGCACGGCGGAGGACCGGTGTCGAGCAAGCGAGGATCGAGGTAGTACTGCTGGGTCGTGCGGGTGCTGCTGTGATCGAGCAGTCTCGCGGCCGCCTCGATCCCGCCTCCGAGTCTCGCGTAGTGCGTCGCGGCCGCTCGTCTGATCGCATGGAACTTGTTCCGGCGGTCGTTCGGCAATCCGGCTCGCTCGATGATCAGACTGAACCTCGCCCACAGGTACACGTACGCGAGCGGCCAGTGAAAGAGCGACCTGCCGGCGTTGGCTCGCGACAGAACGTCGAGCATGTCGCAGCACGCCGGCGAGAGGCTGTAGAGCCTGTCTGATCGCCGCCCCTTGCGATGCTCCGCCGTCACGAGAAGCCGAGGCCTCACGTAGTCCTCCGCCGGCGTCGCCAGTATGGCGCCGACTCTCTCGGCGCTTTCCCAGAGCGTCAGCGCGAGTCCGGTCCAGAACACCCTCGCCGGCACGTCACCGATCGTGCCCGGCTCTGTCTGCGTCGCTGCCACGAGCGACTTGAGTTGCTCGATCGTCCACGCGCGAGGCACGCGGCGAGGAGTTGGCGCCGGCGGTACGCATGGTCGCGTCTTCCGGATGCCGAGGTCGGACGAGAGCCTCGCGAGCGCGAGGAGTTGCGTCCGCTCTTTCTCCGCTGTCAGCGGCGATCGCGTCTCCGCGCGGTGCGAGAGGTACCGGGAGACGACGAGGTCGTCGAGGTCGTCGAGCGTCGGAGAACGCTCCAACCACCTCGCGAACTGCCGGATCGTGTTGCCGTAGAGTCGGGCCGTCTGCTGCGAGCGTCCTCGCAGTCTCAGCGGCTGATACGCATCGCGGAAAAAATCAGCGAGCGTTGTGTTGGTCTGCACAATCGCACCTCCGTTGGGGAGTGTGCGGGTCCATCCGCGGGCCTTAACCCCCACGCGTCGCTAACTTGCGGGGGTCTGTTCGTCCACCTGTAGGGTTCGCGACAGATTCGTAATCTGCGACAGGAGCGCCTGTCCCTGCTGTCGCAGGCGAGGCACCCGTGTCGGCGGCAGTCGATCTAGGAACTGCTCGATGGCTTCCTCCAACAGCCACAGTTGATCGCGGTGATCGATTGCGAGGGATGTGTCGATCCGGCCGTCCATGGCGATTGCTCCTGTTTTTCTGGCGCCGCTGCCAATGCGGACGGAGCAATAATCCTGTCCCCGCCATTCAGTTTCAAGCCCGGTCGGCAAAAAATTCGCCGGCCGGGCTTTTGACCCGCGAAAAACGGGGGGATACCGTTCAGGGAAGTCGCCCCCCTCTGGAGCGATAGTCTGGAGACGCGAACATGCGACGGCCAATTTCGATCGCGGAGGCCTCCGATCACCTCGGCATCAGCAAGGTCGCCGTGCTGAAACGAATCAACCGCGGCACACTGCTCGCCGTGCCGCTGTCGAACAAGGGCTGGATGGTGTCCCACGAGGCCGTGCTCGGCGAGCCGGTCGACGAGAAGGCCTTCCGTCGCATGTGCAGCGGCTACATCTCTGTGCCGGAGGCGTGCGACATCGTGTGCGTGACCGACGGCATGGTCGGGCGAATGCTCGCCGCCGGCGTGCTCGACGGCTTTCGTCTCAATGAGAAGAGTTGGGCCGTCTCCCGCCGCTCGTGCGAGGACAACATCCGCGAGTACCTCGCCTACGCGAAAGGCGTCGGTCGAAAGCGGCGGGTCGGGGAGCCTCGGCGTCCCGTCAAGCGGACGCGTCCCAAGCGTTGACCGACGTTGGCGTGCCCGTACAATCTCGGCTTGCCCCACGGAGGCCGAGAGATGCCGAAGAGTCGCGGACCGGCCGATG